GCCGATGGCTCCGGGAGATATCTGGAGAGGACCGCCCAGCATTATGTCCTCGTCATCGATGAGGACGGGGTGACCCAGCAAGCCCTGCTGCCCATGAAATCGACGCAGTTCAAGAAGTCGAAGCAGTGGAACAGCGCCATGCGTTCGCTCAAAATGAAGGACGCCAAGGGGAATCTCTTTACACCTCCCCGCTTCAGCCACATTTGGCAATTGGAAACCGTGCCGGAAGAAAATAAAAACGGCTCATGGCACGGCTGGCAGATCTCCAAAGACTCTGTTGTGGAAGATGCCAACCTGTACGCCGAGGCAAAGCTCTTTGCCGAAAGCATCCAGGCTGGAAAAGTCAACGTGCAACATCAGCGCGAAGACGAATCAACCTCTGACGACGTTCCATTCTAAAAAGGGGGGAATGAGGGGGGGCTCCGGTCCCCCCTCCGTCTTTTATGGAACGGGAACTCATTCAACGCTTTGCGCGTATTTTTCGTGGCCTCGACCGCGCCTATGGTGCCGTCGATGTCAGCGGGAAAGCCGAATCAAACGGCAAGAAGAAGGCAACCTACACCATCGTCCGCGAACCACGGACCATGGCTACCTTCAAAGCGCACCTGACCGGCGAGCGCGGCATAGGCATCGTCCCAATCAACGAAGAAAACCAATGCCGCTGGGGTGCCATCGACATTGACACCTACCCGCTCGACCACGAGAAAGTGACCCAGCAAATCAAAACACAAGGCCTTCCGCTGGTAACATGCCGCAGCAAATCCGGGGGAGCCCACCTGTACCTCTTCCTCGCGGAGCCTATAGACGCGGAGAAGCTGCAAACAAAATTGAAGGAAGTGACGGCGGAGCTTGGCTACGCCTCCAACACAGAGATCTTTCCGAAGCAGGTCCAGTTAGTCCTGGAGCGCGGCGATACCGGGAATTTTCTCAACCTCCCATACTTCAACGCGGAGACAGGCCTCCGATACGCCTTCAACGAGGACGGCAGCGCAGCCACGCTTGAAGAGTTCCTTACCATGGCAGAAGCAGCCATGGTTACAGAGGCGCAGCTAGATGAGCTTCTGACAGTTGAAGCAAGCACCGTGGACCAGCGCCTGACGGAAGGCCCCCCATGTCTACAGGCACTCCTCCGACAGGGGTTCCCCCAAGGAACGCGCAACAATGGCCTCTTCAATATCGGCGTCTACCTACGCAAAGCGTTCCCCGATGAATGGGAAACAAAGATTCTGGAATATAACCAGACCATCATGTCGCCGCCGCTCGACCTCCAGGAGATGAACACCGTTGCGGGCCAGATTAAGAAGAAGGATTACCAGTACAAATGTGAAGACCAGCCCATTCGCGGCTTCTGCAATCGGGACCTCTGCCGCAGCCGCAAGCATGGGGTTGGCGGTGGTGCCAATACGCCAACCGTAGCCAACCTCCGGAAATATGATTCGGAGCCACCGCTCTGGTTCTTGGATGTCAACGGCAACCCCGTTGAACTGGACACCGAGGCTCTCCAGGCGCAAAGCCGATTTCAGATATTATGCATGGAGCAGATCAACTTCATGCCCCGCACAGTTGCGCGTCCAGCATGGGAAGCCCAGATGCACCAGCTTCTTACTAGTATGGTGCAGACTGAGGGCTCAATAATTGACACCAGCGACGATACCAGCATCAGGGGTCAGTTCTACGATCTGCTGGAAGAGTTTACGACGCACATGCAGGCCGCGCTCGACAAGGAAGAGATCCTGCTGCGCCGCCCATGGACCGACGAGGAAACAAACCGCACCTACTTCCGGCTCAAAGACCTGGAAGCCTTTCTGAAGCGCAACAAGTTCTTCGAGTACAAATCCAATAAAATCGCCCAGCGGCTCCGCGACATGGAAGGCAGCGCCGAACAATTCAGAATCAAAGGCCGAACAGTACGTTGCTGGTCAATACCGGCCTTTGCAAAAGTGGAGGGCGAATTCGCCTCCCGGTTTGACGAAGAGGATGTTCCGTTTTGACAAGCCTCGATTGGCCCAAGCTCTTGAGAGATCTTCGGAAGGAGGCTGGACTCAGCCAGCGCGAACTGGCCGACCTGACGGGCCTACCGCAACGCACCCTCGCCGAATACGAGAGCATGATCAACAATCGCCATCTATCCATTTACCGCGTTGAAAAGATCCTGGACTGCCTGGGCTATGATCTCGACGCCTGCTTGAGAGACAAATAATGTTTCGATATTTTGGCCCCCCCGGCACCGGGAAAACCACCACTCTTCTCAACCAAGTAGACACGCTGCTGGCGGAAGGAACCAACCCAAACGATATTGGCTATTTTGCTTTCACACGCAAAGCGGCCCATGAAGCACGGGACCGTGCCGTGGCCCGTTTCCAGCTAGATGCAGAGGAAGACTTCACCTATTTCCGCACATTGCACAGTCTCGCCTTCCTCCTCCTTGGCATGAATACCTCAGAGGTTCTCAACGACGCCCACCTGAAGAAATTCAGCGAGGAGGTGGGCGTCGATCTGACGGCTGACGGCGTTGAACGCAACGACGACGAAGGTTTCATCATCATCCGGTCCAACCATCCGGTGATGCGCTGCATCGACATTGCACGGTCCTCGTTGCAGGGACCGGAGTACGCCTACAGAGACAGCGAGCTTTTAATCCCCCTCTACGAGTTCGAGCATGTTTACGATGAGTACCAAAGGTTCAAGGCCGCAAATGGTCTGAAGGATTTCACCGACATGCTGGTGGATCTGGCAGCGAACCCGGCCTACATACCACATCTGAAAGCCGTGCTCCTGGACGAGGCCCAAGACCTCACGCCGCTGCAATGGAAGATTGCCTATCACCTGGACGAAAAAAGTGAGCGCATGTACATTGCAGGCGACGATGACCAGGGCATCTACCGCTGGGCCGGTGCAGACATCAACAAATTCATTTCAATCCCAGGAGGCTCCAGCGTCCTGGAACAATCCTACCGCGTCCCGAACAGCGTCCACCGCATTGCTACTTCCATCACCAACCGCATCCGCTACCGGCAGCAAAAGAACTGGTTCCCGCGCCAGGAGGAAGGATCAACCACACGAATCTATGACCCTTTCGACGTTGACCTCCATAACGGTGAATGGCTTGTCCTGGCGCAGGCCAATTACATGTTGCACCCAATGGCCGAACACCTGAAATCAAGCGGCCAGTTCTTTGAAAGATTCAACAAGCCCTCCCTTGGCGCTAAAGTCCGCTCCGCCATCAATAGCTGGAACCATCTGACAAGTGACGACACCAACCACATCCTCCTGAATGAGGTCCAGAATCTCTACGCATTCATCTCCTCCGGGGAAACCGGCGTAGAGCGCGGCGCGAAAAAGCTGCTTGAAGGAACCCAACCACAAGACCTGTTCAGCCTGGAGTCCCTGCGCCAGCATTTTGGGCTCCGCGCAGAGGGCTCCTGGGAAACGGCCCTCGACAAGATCAGGGACGAAGACCGCGCCTACGCAACCGCACTCCTCAACCGGGGCATTGATATAAACAAAAAGCCCAAGATCCGACTGTCCACGATCCACGGTGCAAAGGGCGGCGAAGCCGACAACGTCCTCCTTTACCTGGACCTGTCCGGAAAGGCCCTCCAGCAAATGGAGCGCAACCCCGATGACGCGCACCGCGTCCTCTATGTCGGCGTCACACGAACCAAGGAGAATCTCGTGCTAAAAATGCCAGAAGATTCGCAACGAGGATGGGCGATATGAAAGTCATCATTGAAAGCCCCTACCGGGCACTGTTACCTGCGGGGGACAACACCTTTGACGTTGTTTCCGTACTCCGACGCCAAGCAATCCTAGAAGAAAACATGTGCTATGCCCGCCGCTGCCTGTCTCACTCCTTGGAGGAAGGAGAATCCCCGTTTGCCTCCCACCTTCTTTATACGCAAGTTCTGGATGACACGGTGGCTGCCCAGCGGGAACTCGGACTGTCCCTGGCAAGCGCATGGTATGATGTTGCCGACCTCTGCGCCATATACACCGACCGTGGGATCAGCGACGGCATGAAACGTGGCATTGAATATGCCAAGAAGATTGGATTAAAAACAGTAGAAAGGAGCATTCTTGATGACGAATATACTGCAAAGAGCTATCGATCTCGTTGGGGGTGACCGCGCCGCCACCTACGGAAACATGTTCGAGAACCACCAGAACATTGCAAAGCTATGGGACGGCTACCTGCACAATATCAAAACCGTGTCTCCGGAAGATGTCGCCAACATGATGGAGCTTCTCAAGATCGCCCGCCGGAAAACCGGAGCCTTCAATGACGACGATTATATTGACGGCGCAGGATATGCCGCCGTCGCCCATGACTGCGCCAGGGTAGAAACGTTCCGGGACAGCAAGTTTGGCGAGGATGTGGAACCCCATGACCTCGCCGCAGAAAATAAGCACCTGCGCGCCGGTCTAGAAGAAATCCGTGACGTGGCCCAGATCTCAGAAGGCGTCGAGTGGTACGTGATGATGTGCCAAAAAATCCTGGAAGGGGACACCGACATGCGCGACGACGACGGATGACCTCCCGGAAACACAAAAAAGCGCTCCAGAATCTGCAAATGGTCGTGGGTTCGTTGGTGGAATCCGAGGCTACCGTAGAGCGCGAACTGGAGATGCTCCACGCGGCATACGGCACATACCTCGCCGCCGTAAGGGCAGTCATAGAAAGCCGGGGCCACACAACAGAGTTGTCCGAAGCCGTCACACAAAATGCAACCGGAGTCTGGAAAGACAACGTCATCCCACTCCGGAAGGACACCAAAAATGAAACAGAATCTTAAACAACCACAGTATGGTGTGAAAACCGAATGGGTGCCGGTGGAAGAGCTACCGGCAACACCCCCAGGCATCACAGAAATCGCAATAGACCTGGAGACCAAAGACCCACGGCTCAAGACCCACGGGCCTGGGTGGCCCACCGGAAACGGCGACGTTGTTGGCATTGCAGTAGCCTATGCTGGCTTCAACACCTACGTTCCATTCGGGCATGAGGGCGGCGGCAACCTGGATCGCCGCATATGCCTGGACTGGTTCAAAAAGGAAATTGCCCGGCACCCCTCCGACAAAATCTTTTACAATGCCGCCTACGATGTTGGCTGGCTGCGCCGCCTGGGCATTGTACCGGAAGGGCGCTGGCTCGACGCCATGCTCGCCGCACCAATCCTCAACGAAAACCGCCGCCACTACAGCCTCAATGACGTTGCCTATGAGTATCTTGGGGAAATGAAATCCGAAGCGGCACTCCGGGAGGCGGCGCAGGAGTTTGGCGTGGACCCAAAGGGGGAGCTTTACAAGCTGCCCGCTTGTTTTGTCGGTGAATATGCCGAGGCCGACGCCCGCCTGACCCTCGACCTCTGGCAAATCCTCAAAGCGGAAATGACCAAGGAAGAGCTTTGGCAAGTATTTGATCTCGAAACCAGCGTCCTCCCACTCTGCATAGAAATGACCTGGAAGGGAGTGCGCGTTGACCTGGACGCCGCCGAGAAGTGCAAGCAGCAGTTAACCAAAAACGTCAAGAGCCTGCTGCGTGAGGTGAAAAAGGAAACGGGCCTGGAGATTGAACTCTGGGCTGCGGCCAGCATTGCCAAGGTCTTCGACAAACTGAAAATCCCCTATGGCCGAACAGCCACGGGCCTCCCCTCCTTCACCAAAAACTTCCTCTCGGAGCATGAGCATCCGATTGCCCAGAAAATCGCCGAGGCCAGGGAATATGACAAAGTCGGAAACACCTTCATCTCCTCCATCTTCCGCTACGCTGACGGGGGCCGCATCCACGGCCATATAAACCAGTTGCGATCCGATGGCGGTGGCACCGTATCGGGCCGCATTTCAATGGCAAATCCCAACCTTCAGCAAATCCCGGCCCGCAACCCCGAAATGGCCCGTAAAATCCGGGGCCTCTTCATCCCGGAAGAAAATGAGCAATGGGCCTCCATTGATTTCGATCAGCAAGAGCCACGCATCCTGGTGCATTTCGCCAGCCTCACACAAAAGGGGCTATCCGGCTCCGAGGACTTTGTAAACGCCTACTGCTCGGACCCGGAAACAGACTTCCACCAGATGGTCGCCGAAATATGTTCCATTCCGCGCCGTCAAGCCAAGACCATCAACCTGGGAATCATGTACGGCATGGGACAAACACGGCTCGCGGAGCAACTGGACGTGACACCGCAAGACGCCAAACGGCTCATGCGGCAGTACCATGAAGATGTCCCCTTCGTAAAAGAGCTTACCGACATTGTGCAAAACCGTGTCGCACACCGCGACAAGGGGGGCTTCGTCCGCTCCCTCCTGGGCCGCAAATGCAGATTTGACCTCTGGGAGCCCAACAAGTTCGTCGTCTCAAAACCCCTCCCCCAAGAAGAAGCGTTCTTGGAATACGGGAACAACATCAAACGCGCTTACACATATAGAGCCCTCAACCGGCTCATCCAATCCAGCGCGGCGGACCAGACCAAAGCGGCAATGGCCGCAGTCCACCAGCAAACGAACAAAATTCCTCTGGTCCAAATCCATGATGAACTGGCCTTCAGCGTCGCAGACAAAAAAGAAGCCCGCGAGTTGTGCGAAATCATGGAAGGTGCCGTTGAACTGGAGGTGCCGACGCCCTGCGAGATATCGCATGGGCCATCATGGGGCACCTTGACCACCGTTGACTAGTCCTATACTGTCCCAGACAGGAGAAGAAAGATGAACCCATTGAAATGGAAATCAGTCGTCGTCCCAGTGGCAACTTATTTCCGCTTAAAAGATCTGGCCGAAAAAGAGCACCGCACCATCTCCGGGCAATTCACACACGTGCTCGAAGAGGCACTCAAAGAAGAGAAGGAGGAAGCAGCATGATGACCGCCGCAGCAGCACTCGCTGCCTTTTACGGTTTCTGTCTCATAGTCTATGCTATCGGACACGCCCTTTGAATTTTGCAGTCATCTACGCCGACCCACCCTGGACCTTCAAAACCTGGAGCGACGAGGGCAAGAACCGTTCACCCGAAAACCACTATGGCTGCATGAGCCTAGCCGACATCGAAGCTCTTCCCGTCGCAGAAATTGCCGCCGACGATTGCGCCCTGTTCCTCTGGACCACAGACCCGCTGCTTCCCAAAGCACTCAAGCTCATCGAGGCCTGGGGCTTCACCTACAAGACAGTGGCCTTCGTCTGGGCCAAGCTGAACAAGTCCGCACCGAAAATGATGTTCAGCGAGAAAGACTTCTTCACGGGTCTCGGCTACTGGACCAGGGCCAACCCGGAGCTTTGTCTCCTTGCTACAAAAGGAAAGCCCAAGCGCATTTCAAAAGCGGTGCGGCGGCTGGTCATTGCACCGCGCCGCGAGCACTCCAGAAAGCCCGACGAAGTGGCCGACCGGATCGTCAAGCTTATGGGGGACGTTCGAAGGATTGAATTGTTTGCAAGAGAAACCAGAGATGGCTGGCAGGCCTGGGGTGACGAGGCCCACAAATTCAACACCCCCCAGCGCGTCGGCGCTTCTCCCGTGGCTGACTCCTCGCGAGGAAGCGCCGACGAAGCGCGTGGCAGTAGCAGCCGGAGCGTTCCTCAAGGCGTTCCGGCTGCTACCAGCCCAGGATTCTCCCAGGCATATAACGCAGCCTCCAAACGGTGATCGATAACGGCGTCGCCCTGACCGCCGACGGGCTCGACGACGCCATCGTCGGTATCGGCTCACGATGCGGCCAGCCAGACCTGTTCGTATATGACGTTGAGAAGGTAATCAAAATCCTGATGGAGCGCGACGACATGACCGGGGAAGAAGCCTGGGAATGGTTCGATTTCAACATTGGCGGAGCTTGGATGGGCGAGGGCACCCCAGTCTGGCTAGACAAAAGAGGACCGTTGCCATGACACAAAAAGCAGGTTGGGAAGCCCCGCCTCCCCGGCGAACCCGGCGCAGGGGAAATCTGCCGCCCCTCAACCAACGCAAAAAACTTGGACCAAAATCCCCCTGGCGCGGCGTGAGGAAAAGAAAGCGCGGCCAAGGTTAACCGGACCGTTGACCAGTGCCCACGGTCCGGTTAAATTCAAGACCCTCCCTGTTGGGGCTCTTTTGAGCCCTGCACTCGCGGTTGGCGTCTCCTGGATGCCAACCGCTTTTTTGATTCCCCGCTCCGAATCCGTTCAAAAAAACCGGAAGTCTAGCCCTCCTTGATTCCTCCGGCCCGTAAGTCATTGAAACCATTGGCGAAATGAGTGCTTGATCTTACCCTTCCTTTATGGGACTATACTCATATAAGAAGAGCGCCGGAGACAACCGACGCCGTGCTCTTGAACATTGTGAATAGGAAAGTTTTTGAGAGAAGCCGTGGGCTTTTTCCAAAAGGAGTCATGCCCATGTCTTTGAACTATGACCTCGGCGAGATCAAAAACTACGACGATCTTTGCTGGTTACCCGACGAAGTCGGTGAGGATGGCAAAAAAACATTCTCAATCAACCCCGTCACCCGTGCTCTCACACTCCACGCAATGTCAATCGGAATGGGAGAAATCACAAAGAAGAACTGGAAAGAGTTCTTCATCAGAGTCGCCGCATACGAAGCGGTCGAAGGAGCCTCCCTCCACGGGTTCGATGAAGAGGAGAAGAAGCCTTTCCCTCGTCCCATCACCAAGGAGGATGTCGTCAACCACATTGGACTGGCGACAAACGTCTCAAAAATCAGCGCCAACGAGTTCCATAAAAGCTTGGCGAAAAACCTCTTCATTTCCGACGAGCTAAAAACTAAGCTCGATTAACGAACCACGGCCCACGGCTTCTCTCAACAACTTGACCTGGAATTGAAAATGACAACATACACCACACGCATAGCAGCGGCAGCAGCAGCGGTCCTGGCAGCTTGCGCCCCCGCTGCCATGGCCGCGCCCCCCGACCCGTTGCGCTGCCTGACCGAAGCCTTGTATTTCGAAGCCCGGAACCAGGGCTGGAAAGGAATGCTCGCCGTCGGCGTCGTCGTCCAAAACCGGGTCCGCTCCAAAGCCTATCCCAACAATATCTGCGCCGTCGTCAGACAAGGCAGACTGTCCGACGGCAGACTGAAGCTGTTCTCATGCCAGTTCACATACTGGTGCGATGGCAAACCCGAACGGCCCGCTGACAAGAAAGCCTGGGACAATGCCAGCAATATCGCCGCCATGCTCCTCTCCACAGACATCACCGTCGAGGGGCTGCAAAAAGCTACGCACTACCACACCGTGGAGGTGCAGCCCCGCTGGGCACGGAAATGGAAGCCGTGCCAACGGATCAAGGAACACATATTTTATTGCAAGGAGGAGAAGAATGGTTCTGAAAACAGAAAAGATTGAACTGGATACGGACAACAAAAACAAGCTGGCGTCGGCGGCAATTTCCGTGATTGGGAGGGCCTCGATGTCGGCGAGGCTCCAATCGGTGCTCCCAATGGCCGGTGCAATGAAAGGAAAACCGCCCAACCACAAGCCCCAGCCGCTGAAAAAACGGGGCTGAATGCCAAGCTGAAAAAGCTCAAAGACTTGCTCGACAATGAAACCATCACCGCCGCCGTCTACGAACGGTTCGCAGACCCCATCATCGAGGAGGTAATGGAAAAGTTATGAACCGCGATAAAAAATGCCGCCGCTGCGGCGGAACCGACGAATATATCTACGACATCGAACTAAGCGCGGTGTATTATTGCGCCACGTGCGATGTCGAACGGCACGTGACACATGAGGTGTACGGGCCAGAAGAGCAAATGGCGGAGGAGGCCGGAGAATGAACCAAGTCAATATCACACGGCAAGTGGCCCTCGCGCAAAAACTCGATGCCACCGCCTCACGGGCCAACGACCCGGAATTCAAAACCATATGGCGGCAAATGGCGGCAGAGGTCCGGAACCGGTACATACTATCCCGCCGCCGCGAACAACTCTTTGGAAAGGAAATACAATGCCTGGACTAGCTATTACACTATTACTCATCTTGCTCGCCGCTTGCTCTACAGCAGAGCAGGAGTTCATCGAGGCCGTAAACAAGGACCGCGCTGCCGGGGCCACGTGGCACTATGTGGGGCCGACGGACCTTGACCCGACTGCCAAGGCGCTGCCAATACAGTGCGTTGATGCAGAGACCGGCGCGGTCTGCGGAGAGCCCTTTATTCTCTGGAAGCTCAAGTTTCCAAAATAGTGTCCCGCCGTCCCGCCTATAGTACCATTTTCCTGAGAATCAAAAAAAAAAAAAACCAAGTTTAAAGGCGGGATAGGTGCAATTGGTGGGACAGGGGTATAACTGTATGTTCTATATAGAGAAATTGCCTTCATTTTGTCCCATGACTGGACTCACCGAATCTCGCTCATGGGACAAAAAACAGTGAAAAATAGTGATAGGGTTCACTGTTTTTCAAGGTTTTGACACAATTGGGCCGATTCTGCCTTATTCTGTTAACTTTTGAGCGATAAATGGTGGGACAGTGCCGGGACAGCGTTGATTCCAAAGGATAAAACGCCTCTGGTATGCTAGAAGTCTTATAGGAAGGAGGCCGCTATGGCTGAAGAAAAAGAAGTGAAAAACGTGAAAAAACGAGGCCCGAATCGGGCTCTGACCCGGAGGCAGGAAAAATTTGTCCGCGAAATTGTTGGGAACGATGGCCTGATCACTGGGACGGAAGCTGCGATTAGGGCTGGGTTCACTGCACGAAGCGCATACCAGCGGGCATATGAACTCCAGAATCCGAGAATTAATCCTCATGTGGTCGCTGAGATTCAGCGGTATCGCGACGAGCTAGACGAGCTTTATGCAGTCGATTATAAGCGGCATGTGCGTGATATGAAGACGCTGCGCGATGCTGCGAGTGCCGCCGGTGCGTACAGCGCAGCCGTCCAGGCCGAGAAGAACAGGGGCTTGGCGGAAGGTTTGTATGTTTCGAAATCGGAGGTCCGGCACGGTTCGATAGACCAAATGAGCCGCGAAGATGTGGAGAAAGAACTTGAGCGAATTCGACAAGGCTTTGAGCCAATTGACATCACGCCAGAAATCATCGAACCAGATGCCGAGGGAAGCGCTGACGCAGCGGGAGTCGGGCTTCTGGAGACTGATATCGGACGGGCTGACGAAGACGGGCCGAAAGATTCAAACGACAAGGCTTGAGTCATGGTCTATGCCTGGAATCCCGGATGCCCTTTTCTGTAGCGAAAGCGGAGTGTTTAGCTTTGTCGAACTCAAAATTGTGCGCGGAAGCAAGGTCGAACTGTCGCCTCACCAAGTTTCTTTTCATTCTCGCCATGCCCATGCGCCTTGTTGGATTGCTACTCGCAGCCGTGATTTGGCTATCCGTGTTTATCATGGTTCCAACGCTGTTGATTTGCGTTTGGACGGCGCTTCAGCCGTATCGCCTTTGGCTGTTTTTACGGAGCCATACGACTGGGGTGAATTTTTTGCTTTGATTTGTCCGATTGAGCCTGTATAAGAGAAATCCGATACATTTTATAAAGGAGTCTAGATCATGGTTTTAAAGCGGTACAGTGTTACCGGAAGCTATTGCACGAAATTCGGGAACCTTCGAACCTTCGAACTTTTCGAGAGGGCCGAGACTCACGCGGCGGCAATGAATCAGTCTGCGGAGCGTGTGCGCCGCGGCTTGCGCCTTCGAGGCTACGCCGGGAAGCTCGATTTGCGGTGCTGCGTTGTGTCGTCGCCCGCCATCGACTTGTTGGTTTAGGAGGTGGCGTCATGGACTGGCTAATTGACATGCTGACCCGATTCTTCGAGCGCGTCGCCAAGTGGGCCGAGGATGCGGAAAACTGAAATTTGACTCCCTGTTAGACTTGAGCGCCCGCCAGGGATATTCCCAGCGGGCGCTTTTTTTGTTGCATGGTATGAGAATAGTCCTATAATTGGGCTCGTTTTAATCTAACAGGAGTCAAAATAATGGATACGAAAAAAGGCCGCGCTTTCGCCGCCGCAAAGGAGCTTGGTAATGCGCTCAATGATACGAACTTTGATTGTGAGTCGTTCGCGACTCATATTACGAGATGCGAACACCGGACTATTCAGCAGTTAATTTTTAAGGCTTTTTTGGAACTATTGGGCCAGTGGGCGGAGGACGCCGATTCGGGCAATTTCGATGCCCGCAACGAATTTACCGTCCAAACGGCGAAACAGTTTTTGGACGTTTTAGATGGCGAGGTACCAGCGCCGCCGCATATATAAACTTGTTGTGTAATCTTGCGCCCGCTGGGAAACTAGCGGGCGCTTTTCTTATTGTAATATATGAGAATAGTCCTATAATTGGGCTCGTTTTAATTTAACAGGAGTCAGAATAATGCTTAACTGCGTTGAAATATCGAGAGCCAAAAAAACGGCGGGCTTGGCCGTCACGTATCGCGCCGGGTCCGGGGATATGTTTGGAACGTGTCCGGATTCGTGCCTGTTGAAACCAGCGCAAACCGGGACCAATAAAATAGACCGGAAATACGAGTCCGCCG